GCCCTTGGATATATTGCGTTGATACCTTTTTATTCATCCTGCCACCTCACTGTTCAATTCCGTCCACCGTCACGTCAGTGACAAACTGGTTCTTTGCATCCCAGCTGTACCAGGTATAGCTAGGTGTGCCAAAGTAGACCGTTTTGGTCACCGTAGTACCTGTCATGTCGGTATACTTCATGGTCACAAAGGGCTTACTTCGGTTGCTCACCACTTTTTCAATAACAGCGACTTCTTCTGTGGTCAGTACCCCCCATTTGATGTTGATTTTGCTCTTAATGGCAACAATCGTTCCCAACATCTTGCCAGAGCTGCTTCGACCAGTATTGCTTGACCAAATTTTTTCACTGGTAATGGTCATGCCCCCAAGGGCAGGGGTGGGCATCTTTGTGCCGTCAATGTACAAATCAGATACAGTAATGCTTGCCAATTCGCCCACCTCCTTAAATCAAAACAGGGCTTTTTCCGGTGCGGTTCCGCTCGCCGTTGATGTATTTCACCACAGTTTTTCCCACTACCTGGCGGTCAAGGGTGACGGTCACGTTAATGGTCTGCTCCCCCTCAGAGCTTCCCATGCGGCTGACCACCTTATCAGCGATTTTATCCATCCAGCCAGTGTTGCTTTCCAGCGGCAGGACTGCTTCCCGCCCAGCTTCCCCGCCGCCCAGCAGGGTGTTCCCCGCCATGCCGAACAGCTGTGCGCCGTTGAGGATTGCGCCCTTTGCGTTCCAGGTGACTTTGAAATGGGGAAGTGCAATGGGAGTTCCCGACCATGTAACGGACACTTTTGGCAGCTTAATGTTGAAACTTGCGGTCAAGTTGCCTAGCCAACTTTTTACACTTTTCCAGCCGGACTTTACCAGTCCGATGCCAACAGAAACCTTCGTTCCCACAAAGTTAGAAACGCTGGTCCAGCCACTTTTAGCCAGGCTAACGCCTGCTGATACACTAGTCCCGACAAACTTAGTCAGGCTAGTCCAGCCACTCTTGACGAGACTAACGCCTGCTTGGATTACCTGATTGTTTCCAATCCAGTCTTTTAGTGATTTCCAATCGTCCTTAAGTAGCTGCACTGTTGCGTTAATGACGTTCCCGCCTTTGCCCAGCACAAATCCCGTCAAGCTATCCCAGTTATTTTTTAGGAGCTGGAGTCCAATAGGCAGCGTCCATCCACTGGAGCCTCCACCGCCAAAGCCGCCACCACCGTGGTCGGAAACGTAGCTTTCTACGGTGTCCCAGTCTCGTTCTAAGCTAACAGTAACCGCAATGTTGTTAATTTGGGTTTGGTTGATTGCTGCTAATTGCTGCGAAAGGGCTGTTTGATTGATGTTTACGGTCAAATCGAGATTGGTTATATCCGCAATCTGCCGTTTAACGTTGTCGCCCCAGCCACTGGGGAGAACCAAATCAGGCAAGTGGATACCGTCTATCTCCGTTTGGATGCGATTGACCCAATCTTTGACAGCTTGCTCCGCATCATCTAGTGCGTTTCCCGTGGAAGGAATCGCTGACGTTGCACCGGCTCCACTGCTGGAATCTCCACTGCTGTCAGAACCAGAACCGCTAGAACCAGAACCGCCAGAGCCGGAACCGCCGGAACCAGAACCGCTGGAGGTAGTTGAGCTACTCAGCTTTGTAATCTCATCAAATCCTAGTAACGCCCGCTGTGCTTTGGCTGCCGCATCAGTGGCATCCGCCAGGTCGTCGGTAGCATCCGCCAGGTCGCCAGTAGACCCAGACAAATCGCTCATCGCATCGTCAGCATCCTCTAGCCCAGACGTAATATCGTCAACCGAGCTTGACAAATCATCTAAATTGTCGGTACTGTCTAATGTACTGTCTAGTCCAGACATTTCCTCAAATTCAATGCCAAATAATTTGGACAGACCGCTGCCAATCGTGTTCACGAGGTCAATAAAGGCACCCAGGAGATTGTTTACCCACTTAATAACAGGCTTTAGGACTGCAATCAATCCTGTTCCCAGGATGCCTTTTAACTCCGTAAATCGTTCTGACAAAATTCTGGTTTGGTTTGCCCAAGAATCTGATGTTTTTGCAAAATCGCCCTGAGCGAGGCCTAGCTTTTCGGTGACGTACATATACCGGAGCTGGACTTTCTCGGCATCGGTCATTTCTGATGTTGTTTTGCCCAGCCCCTTTGCTAGTGCGTAGGCATCTAAGTTAGTTTGTGTCATAACAACACCTAGCGACCGGAGAGACTCTGTCTCTCCAGTAAAGACACTTTGCAATTTTGTGGCCGAATCGTCCTGCTCCAAGTTATAAAAAGACGCAACATCGCCAGATAGCTCTGCTAAAGCAATAGACATATCACTTGCCGCATCGGTGTCCAACCCCATAGATGTGGCCATAGACATATAGGTGGATGATGTTTGCTTCGCCGCCAGCTCTGACATGCCAAAGTTTTCGATGGCGGTTGACGCAAAATCCTCACATTTATACGCCATATCGCCGAACGCCGTATCAACTACGTTTTGCACCTCTGCCAAATCGCTGGCGACCTCGATACACTCCGAGCCAAACGAAATCAACTCAGTTACGCCAAAGGTAATGCCCAGTATGCCAGCCGTGCGTTTAAGGGCAGTGCCTAGCCCTGTGATGGCAGTAGTAAGCCCACCAACATCGGACGTTTCACCAGAAACTTTGTTGAATGCAGAGACAGTGGTGTTTGCCCACGAAGTACTTACACTGGATGCAGTTTTTGATTGAGCGATTAAATCGCTGAAATCTGCGCCAACACGCACCATCATATTTTTAATAACAGCCGTAACATCCCCTCCTTCCTTTGGTGCACGAGCTTAAAGCTCGCACCATTGCACCGTAAGCTCCATGCTGCGGCAAATCAAATCGATTTGTTGCAACGAAGCGTCCATCTCCGCAGACACACACGAGACGCTGAAAATCCACTCTCCATAGCCGGATGAGACCTGCATCAGTTGTTGCATTGCCCTCTCAATGCAGCAATAAATGTCGTGGGCATCGTCATATGTGTCTGTGAGGATGTGGAGAACCACTGTATCTGTGTAATGGTGTACTTGTCCGCTTAGGTCTGTGATGCCTTCACGCCCCGTGAAAGAGTACACAACGACCGGAGCGTCCATGCCATCAATTAACACACCGGACGGGTAAACCTTGCCATTAAGAGCAGGGATAGATTCTAGCGTGTTTTTTATCGCCTCAAAAATCATCCTAATTCTCCTTGTTTTTTAGCCCAGGCTTTATCGAGGGCTTTAGATGCCTCATCCAAAAAGATTTGCTCGCTGTAGGGCTCCAGCTCCACTGCCGCAGATTTGAGGTAATAACGCCCAGCGACTTTTGAGCCATTAACCAGCTTAAATCCATACTCCTGTGAGGCAGGATAGTAATAATACTTGCCGCTCTTTGTAGGCCGCTGAAAAATAGCGTTGGCGACATCGCCACCACGCATCATCACATCGTAGACGTATTTCCCTTTGGTTGCCGTTCGTTCTTTTTTGCCAACGGTAATATTTTTTTTAAGGGCACCTGTGCGTTTGGGCGCATAGTTTGCTGATAGGCTCCTTACTTTAGTGGCAACCTTGCGGGCGGGTCCACTAATAGCAGAGTTGGGGAGCCGTCCCAACTGCTCCACGCCAGCGACAATATCTTGAGGAGTAGAGCCATTAAGTGTAATTTTAACGCCACGACCGGTACCAAGTTTAATCGTGTCGCCCATCACACTAGCTCCTTAGTAATTAAGGTTAGCCCTATGCGCTCACCTTTCCAGTCAGCTGGGGGACCTGTTAGCTCAAATATGCGCCCGTCCCATTGCACCCGCATGTCAGCGGTAATCCCTGTCCGCCAGCGAATAAAAAAGCGATACAAACCCTCGTGCTGGATAACTCCATTAGAATCTACAGCTTTGCTATCGGTACAGTTTACCTCCGCCCAAATTGTGCAAACGTCAACCCATTCGCCGATGAGCTGACCAGAGGGTTTTTGGATTTTTTGCTGTCGCTGGATAGTAATGCGCTTATTCAATCGCCCTGCTTGCATACATCCTCCTCAATGCCGCCAGTCCACGCCAGGCATGCAGCGTAGAGAGCATTATCGTCCATTGGCTCCGGCTCGTTGATGACACCAGGGAACGCCGCAGAAGGCGATACTTTATTGCCACTAAATAACATATTTTTGATACAAGCCGCTGTGTTGTATAACATATACGCAGTCAGTTCTCGCCGCTCTCTATATGCTGTGATATACTCCAACAGCTCTCCTGGTGTGCGGTCCCACGCCGCTTCGGGGTCAAGCCCAGCGACAGCGGCGTGGTGTACGAGGTCAGCGATAGTCTCTGGTGGTGTTAAGTAGGGTTTTCGGTAGTAGCCTCGGCAGGTGCCTGGGTATCATCGTCAAGCTGCTCCCGTCTCAAAATGGCAATAACGTTATCCATAACGCTGGACTCGTTGTAGAGCATAGCACTGCGGATATCGGGCAATCTTCCAGCCTCAATCAGTCCACAGCTGTCTGCCAGGCACGCAATAAGCTCTCTGCGATAGCTATCACCCTTACCCTCATCCGTCAGGATATCAATCAGCTCTGCACCATCCTGGATTGCATTGCTGGGGTCGCACTTGAGGGCGGCGGTAAATAACGCAATCTGAGCGTCAATATGATTAGCTGCATTGAGGACGGACACCACAGGTGCCACGTCCTTAACGCCGTGCTTGGCGATAAAAGCAGCCAGCGCACGGCTGGTGAGGCGCATACGCAGGGTAATATCATCACCAATAGTGATGTCATAGGTTTTCAGTGCGGGCATATAAATACATCTCCTTAAGTGTTAAGTACTGGTTGTCATCTGAGGCTTTGAGCTAGGCTTAAGGCTCAGAGAGTAGGCGATGCCATTGCTGGTATCGATATCACCGATGGCACGAAAAGCAGTCAGCAGACCAGTGACAATCATCGTTTTGCCGATAGCAGACGGCAAAACGATTTTAATATAACAAGTGCTGCCAGTATAAAAGGCAGACTCAGCATCCTCTCGACCTTCATCGGTGCTCACGACAAAGCCCTCAATAGTCATCGTGTCGGCCTCGATAAAATCGACCAGAAATTCTTTCATTTGAGCGTTATTTGAGAAAGAATTGAGGTCAGTGACATCTACTGTGCCACGGGACATATTAGGCGCACTAATCTTGGATACACTGGCAAGTGTCTTATAAGTAGTGCCGTCAGTGCTGATAAAAGCAGTAGTACCATTACCAGTTGACTTTTTAGGCGTGGTAGTAGCGGTTGTAGTGCTAGTAGCCATATCCATCATACCTCCTCTGCTGCGTCCATTGACGCAAGTTTTAGTTGATTGACAAGCTGTCTCAACCCCACCGGCAGCTCTCCTCCAGTGGGATTATCAAACCAGTGCAGCGTGATGGCACACACTGCCAGCTTAACCTGGTTGTAGTTATCCGGCGTAGGGCAGACCCCCGCCGCTATCAGATAGTCCTCAGCAGACGTAGCAATGGGCTCTAGGATAGCAATCGAGGCGTTATCGTCAACCCTGCAATAAGCCATCAGCTCTGATTGAGTAACGTACAGCATTAGCTCCCCAGTGTGCCTACGACAAATCCCTTATCAATAACAAGGTTGCCGCCCAGGGTGACATCGCCCAAAATCGTGTGCATACGCTCCACCGCTTTAACGGACTCATCCACACGGATGACAAAGTCTCCAAACAGCCCCAGCAAGTAATTATAGGGGTCGCCATAGGCAAGAGACCCTGCACCGAGGCTGGACACAATGGTATAGGGGACAATCAGACCGCCATCAGTAATAATGCCAGTGTTGGCGTTATCAGCATCGGGGGTGATGTTGTACAGGCGATGCTTTTCGTTTGCGCCCCTGAGGGCACCAAACGCCTGGAGATTAGCTTTGGTGAGGTACAGGCGAGCATTTGGCACCAACCTCTTCGTCCCCGCCGTAACCAAAGACCAACTTGTCCAGGGTGTCTACACTAATTGCGCTGCCCAGCTTGACAGAGCTGTAAATAGCCTTGCCATCGGTGTTGATTGCAGTGGTAATGCCATACATGTCAGATGTAGCCTGGCCATCACCCAGCATCACAAGCTGATTTGCCTTACGGCGCAAGGCACGCAGAGCCATTTCCTGGATTTTTGCGGCATAATCCGCAGGATTCAGCCGAGAAAGATTTCGGTCAACGAACGATGTCACATTAACCTCATAGGGGTTGATGCGAGCCTTGGCGAAAGTGGGGTCGCTGGCTGTCCTGGCACTACCTGCCAGCTCGGTCACTTTGCCGGTCTGCGCAGCCTGCTCAGACACCACATAGGGCTCCTCGTATGCGGTCATGCCGGTGAGGTCAATAGTCTGCACCTGGTCAATCAGAGAGGACACCTGGCTTGCAAAGCCGTCTCGGATAGTGCTACCCGCACCCTGGGGCTGGACAAGAGAGCCAGTCGCCAGAGTGGTGGCATTGGTACGACCCATACCAGCATCACGCAGTACCTCAGCCACGTTAAACTTGACAGCTTTACCTGCTGCAAGCAGCTCGCCCATCTCAGTCATATCACGCTCATTGGTGCCCAAAGTGGGAGCATTAAATGCTGCATAACGGTCCTGCTCGTCCATCAGTGCCTTGACATCATCAATCTGTGTGTTTAATGCCGTGGCATTATCCATAGCAGACTGATAGTCGGACTGGTTATTGTTATCCATTGCCGCCTGCGCAGCGTCCAAATAGTTAGCACGCTTAGACAGCAAATCATTATACGTCTGTCTCAAACTCATAATCGTGACTCCTTAATAACGATTTTTTTCAATTTCCAGTTGGGCGGCCGATTTCCATCGCTGGGCGGCACGCAGTGCAATTAAGTCCTGGATATCAGGGAGAGTCCTCATTGCCCGTATTACATTGTTTGTAACAGATGCAATCAACGCCACAGGCTCCTTGTCCTTGGGTTCCTCGACCTCACCAATAATTCCATCCACCAGACCCAGGTCTAAGCACTGGCGGGCATTGAGGTAACTCTCAGCCTCCATTAGTTCTTTCAACTTAGCTCTGTCGGCTTTATTTCCGCACTTTTTGCAGTAAACATCTAGTATTGATTGGTCGGTGACATCCAGCTGGTTAGCTGCCCAGCGATGGGCGGATTTATCCCCACCAACCAGCCAGGCGGCACAATGGATCATCATCTGAGCGGGGAGGGCAATCTCTACCCTATCACACGCCAACGGGAAATAACTAGCCGCCGATGCCGCCAAAGACTGGATTTCCGCTCGTGTGGGGTTGGGACACTTGGTAAGGGTGGCGTAAATCTCATTGGCAGCATCTACCATGCCGCCAATGCTGTTAATTTCCAACACCAACTCCTCCCCCTGGTCCAGAGCGTCAATCGCTCTAGCAACATCCGCAGGGCAGTAGTAGCCAGTGCAAAAGCCAAACTCTCGGTAAACTTCCGCCCATTCATCGTTGATAAGCTCACCTTTAAGTTTTAGGTTCACGGTCATCACCTCCATTTCGATTCAGCGACAATTCTCGCCACAAAGAGAGCGGCACAAAATTGAGGCTGGCCATGTGCTCATTGCCGCCCTCCACATCGGGGACATCCTCCAGCCGCCGGATATCATTGACAGAGTAGACACCAGTCTCCCACATGGATTTGTAGTAGGCGGCACGGCTCTGGCTATCAGACCGGAGAGCAGCCATCATGTTATATCGGATTTCCAGGCCTTTTTGTCGGTCAGAGATAGTCAGCAGCTTGTAAGTCTGCTCCTCCTCCATTTGAGTAACCCGTGGCTGTAGGTTACTCAAGAACTCAATAGCATTTTGCTCGTTGGCATTGTAGCTCTGGCTGCCCGCCTGGAGCTTGTACAGAGGTACGCCGAAAAAACGAGCGATATCCTGCACCGTGATTGCTTGCTGCTCGACAAACTGACTGTCACGTTGGCTAATTGCCAGCGGCTGGTATTTTAAGCCCAAGTCCAGCACAGCAATCCTGTGGGCATTGTTTGCGCCTCGATGGATACGTTCCCACTCGTCCCGCAGCACATCTTTTTTGGTTTTGCTTGTGCTATTGCCATTGTTGTCCTTTGCGTAGCCGCTCAGGTCAGCGTCCACAGTCAGCACACCAGCAGGCTGACCGCCGCTCTCATAAAATCCTGTATTATACTCCTGAGCCGCAAGTCCGGCTCTGATTGTATCCTGGGCATAGCTCAGGATAGAAATCCCCTTGTAGCCATCACGAGACGGGCCCTTATAGTGGCACACATCCTCATTAGGTAATCTCATAATCTCCCCCGTGATAGGGTGAGAGATGTCGTACCAAGGGCGACAATCCTTATCCAACCACACCTGCACCAAATGCCCTGGGACGGGTATTAACTCTTTTGGGCGACCTGTAGCAGGGTCACGGATAATCCAGTCATAGGCATTTCCGGTCAGCAACACAGATTCTTCCAGGAGCTTTTTCCTCACGGCGGGAGTCATAGCCTCATTGGGACGGATGGATAACAGCTCTAAAATGGGGTGTGCTATGCGCTCTCGATTATTATTATCCATGACGTAGGCAGGCAGGGTTGCCAGTGCGTTAGACCTGATATCAACGGCCGCAAACACAGCAGAGAGCTTGCGAGCCGACTCCGCTCCTGGTGCGCCACCACAGCTGTTGCCATTAGAGACGAGTGCTATCGAGCCGCCAGCCGAAGAGCGCAAGCTAGCTGTCATCATGCGTGCGGGAGCCGTCAGGATATCCAACACGCTCATCGGCGATTACCTTTACCGGAGGAGTCAGTCCCAACACAGCCAACCCCCAACCAAAAAATTAAGGTAGCAGCATATGCAATCGCCAGGGTAGCACTAAAGCGGGCGATTGCCACACCCAGCAACACTGCCCCCAGCACAATCAGGACAACGCCAATTATCAACTTATTACTCAAAAAATCACATCCTCCAATCGCCCGAATCAAGCCGCTCCGCCAGCGTAGGCGGCTGCGCCTGCTGAATCAGGGCACGAGCCAGGGCGTTCATTACGGCAGCCAGCGGGTCAATACGCTGGCTGTCGTCTTTGTGTCGCTTGGAGAGTTTGATGTCTCCAAAATTGTTTTGCACCTCAACAGCATTTGCCAGGCACCGTAAAAGCAAGGGGTTGTACTCCAGCACAAGCAAGCCCTGCATCAAAAGTTCCCTAAAACCTTTAACTGCCATATTTTGGCCTGCGCAGGACTGGGAAATCTCCACAACAAAGTCATCATTATTACGGTCCTCACAAATTTTAATTGCAAGGTCAGTGGCATTATGTCCGTCATAGTCCACCTCACGGACTTGCCAACCTCGTCCCCTCTCACCCTCACAAATCCAATCATAAACATAGCTATTGTCGGTTACAGCACCAGGGGTAAGTGTACAGTAGCCATCCATCGCCCATGCCTTATAGGGCATACGGTCTGTGTGTTCGTGGTGTTCTGAGGACTCTTCGGGCAAAAACCCGTGAGCGCAAATTGCTACCCGCTTGTCGGGCAGCAAGAATACAGCTCCAACGCCAGATAGGTCAATGCGCTTACCAAGGTCAAACCCACAGTAACATTCTCGTCCGTCTGTTAACCGGCGGAACTCCTCAGTTGATACCATGCAAGCACGAGCTTTGTCTAGTAGCTCCGCAGTCAAATAGCTGTTGACGCTCGCCGCTTGCCACTGGCAGAGGCGGCGGGTCAAGAACTTTCTGAGTTTTTCGGGGTCACCGCTGTAGAAAGCTGCTGGATACTCCGTCTCCATCTCGTCCCTCAGATATTTTCCGTAGGTGGAGCAGTTTCGAAGGACGGGGTTTGCCCATAGCCAATGCTTGCGGTCGTGGGGGTCTACGCCAGCCGGAACTTCTCGAATCATCACGAAGTAACGTTCGTCTTGAACGTCACCATCAAGAATCATCTTGCAATAGCGTTCTTCGGTAAAGCAAGGTTTCGCCTCGGCATCATCGCCAGCAGTGGTGATGCAGTCTAACAGCGGCTGTTTGCGTTTGCCAAAGCTGTTTAAACCCAGCTCGTACACATCAGACCGCCGGTGGGCATGGTACTCATCCACCAGATAATAACTGGCTGCACCTCCGTCCAAAGCATCATTATCCTTGGTTATTTTCCACATCTCGCCGCCCAACGTCTTAGACGAGCAGGCAGAGGACTTTGGGAGAATCATGCGCTTTCCGATTTTTGGAGAGCGTTTGGCGGTCTTGTACGCCGCCAGAAATGCTTTGTCAGCCTGCCTGCCGTTCACGGCAGCGAAGCTGACCTCCGGCTCCAGCTCAAAACTCGCCAGCTCCGGCTGGTAGGGTGGATAACACACATCTGCACACATATGGTACAGAGCTTGGCACGCTTTTTCGGCAGTCTTATAATTGCCTCTCGCCCGCTTATTATAGGTGCGGACAAACCGCCGTGCGCCAGTATCCTTATGCACCCAGCCGTAGACACATCCCAAGTCAAATTTTTGCCAATCCTCCAGGATGTAGGGCGTGCCAGCATCAACACCACGGACTTGGATGCAGATAGCAAACCAGCGGTAAATGCGCTCTGCCCTGGTCTCATCAAAAACCCAGGGGAAGTCTTTCGTTCCTTGACGTTGCAGGTCGTCAAGATGCCGTTGACAAGCCTTAATCTCATAAGGACAGCACTTGTCGTGCAACTTCCCCCGCACGACTTGTTTGGCATAGGTTGCGGTGAAATGGTGCTGTCCGGTTGGTCGTCTACCCAAACAAATCAGCGTCCAAGTCCACAGACTCCACAGGCTCCTTGTGGACTGCCATCCGGCATCGTGAGCTAGGAGTAAGTCCTAGCTTATCAGCATAGCTTAGGATTGTAGCATCAATCTTTAGCCGCTGACCGGACAACGCTTGGCACGACCTCAATCCCTTGACAATCTCCGTCACAGCCTCATCAGACAACTCTGGGGCAGACATCATCTGCTCCAGCAAATCCAAAAGACGGGGAGTCACCACCGCCAACTTGTCCCGCATAGATAGCAGCGAGCAAAGAGAGGTCAGCGTATACTCGTCAAGCAGGTCCAAAATCTCTAGCTCTTCTGCTCCCGCCCAAATACGTTCCCAATATTTTTTTGCAGCAGGGTCACGGGTAATAAGCTTGCCAGCTTGTTTAGGCTTACCTCGGTGCGGCATAGCGGCTTCTGCCGCCTCTCGGCGTTCTTTTTCCGCCTTCGTCAAGTGCTTCGTCATATTTGCCGTAGTTTTGGGTTTTGTTGGTATAGTTCTCACCGCCTTTCAAAATTTCGTGATGGGGGAATTTTTTTTGCGAAAGAGGGGGGGCGAGGTCTTTCGCCGATTCAAGTCAGATTTTCAGGTGGCGGGGGGTATATTCGCCTGCGTGCGCACGCCCGCACGCCCGCACGCAGGCGAAGAAAAAACAGAATCATTGCCCCTGCCTTTGCCGCCTTTCGGCGAGCGTTTTGAGGTCGTGACATCGCTTGCAAAGACTTTGCAAGTTTGCCGAATCGGTGAAGATAGCCATATTGCCCCGATGGGGTCGCACATGGTCAACCACAGTGGCTTTTGTTTTGTGTCCAAGTTGGGCACACCTCCGACACCACGGCTCCCGCAGGAGCTGGGTCGGGCGAAGTTCCTCAGTCCAGATGCGCAGAGAGTACAGCCGGTGCCACTCTGCACTCTCTCTGCGCTGGGGCTTGGGGCGGTGCTTATCGCAATAGCCCTCACGGGTCAGCGCATCACAACCGGCGTGGTTACATGGTCTTAAGGGTTTGTTTGCCATTTGTCCTCCTTGTGCCGCTATCACCTGGCACAGCAAAAAAACAAAAGAGCCAGAGCCATCCACCCCCGAAGGGATAGACGGCTCTGGCTCTTGGCTCTGGCTCTGCGTATTGATTTTGTGGAGCATGATTATTATACCGCACCAACATCCAGTGTGCAAGGCAGTTTGTGGCTTTTGTATGCGCACGTCTCTTATGTTATTACTGATTGTAAATAAGTGTGTGCCACCTTATGTCATGTCCTGCGATAGACAGCGTAATGGAACTCCCCCACCTCGTTGGTGATGTCCTCCGCATGGATACGGACATAACCCTCTGGTGGGCAATACTGCTGTCCAGCCTCCAGCCGCACATACTGCGGAAGAGGACGGACACAAGAGCGAGAGGCAACAAATATATTTTGGTCAGTGCGCCGCCGCCCTAGCTTGCGGGGCTCTTTGGTCAGGTAGCTACCCATGTGAGAGCAATGCTCCCAGCTCTCCAATGGTGTCATGCGAGCCTCGCCATACCTCCAAAGTGAGACAATCTCCTCAATATCGCCAGGGACACGCTGGAGTATTGCATGGATATGCAGTCGTTTGTCGCCATGCAAGCCCTCCATACAGTAGACATAGCACGGCTGTTCGGCTCCCCGCTTTTGGCGGGCAAGCCGCAGAGAGCGCAAGAACGACCGCCAATATTTGCGCAAGACAAGATAATCAGGCGTGTTGCAATCATCTGAGAGGGTAAAAACAACATGCCAATCATTAGGACGGAAATTATAAGCAATACGAGCATCTAGTTTCTCCTGTGCGTTGCGGAGGTTGACTCGCTTCATTGCTGTCTTGCGCCATTCTTTTTTTATTTGCTTTGCATCAAAATTGTCCCGTCTGCATCCGATGCTATAAGTACAGACACGGATAGTGTCACCACAATCCAATACCCTGCAAGCCAATCTCAAAACGGTAGGTCTCCATCGTCAGATGCAGGGGCATAGGCAGGACCGCTATAATTGTATTGCCCATCATAAGAGTTGTAGGTAGGCGCATTATAACTTTGCTGTTCAGGCGTTGAGTCTCGCTTAGATGCTGCAAAGTGGACATTCTCAGCTAAGACTTCCGTCACATAACGGCGGCTGCCATTGTTGTCTGTATAATCCCTAGTCTGCAAACGGCCATCCACCAGAATCATGCTGCCTTTGGTGAAGTAGCGGCTAATAAACTCAGCCGTCTGCCGCCAGGCAATCACGCCGATGAAGTCAGCGTTCTGGGCATTGGGGTCCTTGCTCTTAAAGTCACGGTCACACGCAATACGGAAGGAGACAACTGCCAGCCCGTTTTGGGTGCGCCGCAGCTCAGGGTCGGCCACCAGCCGCCCCTGTAAAATGACCGTGTTAAGCATTTGGATGCTCCTTACTTTCGGGTAGCGGCATCGCCAGCATAGCCTCATCATCTTTGCTTACTTGCCAAAATGGATAAAGGACGTTGAGCATGGCATATAGCCAATGCACATCGCTGGCAGAGACAGGTTCGCCCGGACACAGACGGCATTCGATGTTGCTAATCATCGATGCCATGTAGATATCAGACTCGTTTACAATGGGCATTACAATCACCTCTAAAAAAAATAGAGCCTAAGACCTTGCAGGCTCTCAGGCTCTTAATATAAACAATCATGTAATAGACAATAGGTGAGATTTTTTGCACCTCTTACAATAAACTTCAAGGTTCTCCGCTCTCGTGTCAGGGCGAATCCTCAACAGTTTGGTGTTGCAGTGGCGGCAATGCAGCCAACCAGCCACAACGGGGTAAATATTATTCGATTCTGTATTTTTGACGTTTTTGACGTTCATGTTGTCGGCTCCTGATTCTGAAAAAACAAGAGCCAGATAAATCCGTTCAAAAGGAATATCCGGCTCTGGGCTCTCAATATAGGTTTACTTTATGATACCACTTTCCTATTCATTATGCAATAGTCATTTGTTCATGCGTTTGCTTCCTCGTTACATGGCTCAGTTAATTTTTGGTTTGAAAACCAGTGGCAATCTTCGCAAATCACAATATTATTCACTCCTATTTCGGCTCATACTGTGTATACGGTTCTTTTTTCATCCATTTGTATGGGCTGTTTCCACCTAGCCAGTACTTGATTTTTTGAGTACATTCTGGACAAAGAGTAACATTGAAAGAATCACCATATTTTCCCTTCGAGGTTACTGCCCTTGGCCCCATTGCCACGTTGACATTAGAAATATCCTCATTTTTGAGTTCAATAATAGCTTTGCACCCGTCACACACAAATTGAATCATATGTCCAAGACATCCCTTTCTAAATCTATTTTTATTTACTGCTCATTTGCAGTGACGACCATCTTAACTAGTGCGGTAGGATGAACGACTTCTATCGAATAGAGGTAATCCACATGTAAGGCATCACTGCAAAAGCATTTCACTTTTTGGGGCCGTCCTATTTCCAGTTCATCAGCAAATTGACCGGCATCAGCAACTCCAGCTATAACTTCAAACTTTGTCCTGTCCATATAAGGTACGTTGTTTGTCGTACCGATTACATTAGGGACGTTGAGGCTAATATAAACCTTAAAACCAGCAGCTTCGCCTACCAAGCCACCCTGCAAAATTGCCCGATTGAAGTCAATCCCATTCCCAAAGAAACGTTTGTCCTCCATCAATAAAGCATGATACCAAGGAGGTACAACCACCCAACGTCCACCCATCGAATCTTCATTCGCATCAAGAGCAAGTTTTAGCTTACTCAGATGTTGATACGCATCGTCAGGTGTATGGATTCTTAAGGTTTCACCTCCACTCAAAACATTTTTGCTGTTCTCTGCCAGTAATCTCCCCAAGTGATTTTCAACGTCCCTATTGAGAGTGATGCTGGCAGGCTGTAGGGTTTTTCCAATGTTTTCAACTCTATCCAGGCTTTTTACTGCCAATCCAAAACAAATCTCATTTTCAAAGTCGTTTGCCTCACATTTGCAATTCAATAGGTTGGCATAAACACGGAGCCGCTTTAAACTGTTCTGCATTTGCTCTTTCCAAATTTCAGGCACAAACATCAATTTACCTCCTTTTTAGCATCCCTCCCCTGCTATAGCACGGCTGGGAAGGGGTGTTTTTAGGGTTTACCCATGTGTACCCGTGTTTTTTAGAGGGTACACACTAGGTACACACGATACTGTGTACCTAGCCTCCCCTTTTGAACTGTAACCCCTGTGTACTCCCTGTGTACCCCCTGTGTACCCAGGATTTTTCAACTTTGTACTCCTCTTTGGGATACCCTACATCCAGCAACCGCTGCATTAGGGTGTACGGGCAACTGCGGCTCCTGTACCTTCCACCAGCATATATCAGCAAGCATCATAGGCTAGCAGTGCTTCTAGAATCAGTGCTTCATCGCAATCTGCCCGCCGAAGTGACTGTACCATATACCCAGCGCAAGCAAACGAGCTCCAGACATCCCTGAGCATCACAATGTCGTCAGTGAGCGGAGACGGGATTCCCTCTACTGTTATTTTAGGCTGTGTCTTGTTGGGTTTCCCATTGTACGCTTCAATGGACTTTGCAATGTAATCTTTAATATTCATTTTTGCGTGAACCTCCCTTAGAACGCCGACTTCTCCCACACGTCACGGGCTTCAGCGGCGGCCACCGAATCCAGCATTTTATCCAACGCACGGAGCGTTAATTCAATTTCAGCTTCGTTTTGTCCCGCTGCCCGCATGGAAAGAATCAAATACCCCCTCAAGGTGGCATTAAACATACCTGCATCGAATATGTCATCCAACTCACTGCGGCTCTTGAAAGCCATCATCATAAAACCCGCTAAATTTTCCATTGCAATGCCTCCTATTTATCTGCTAGTCTTGCCCTAGCCCGCCGAATGGCTTGCTTAACAGCTCCGGTAGTCATATCCATTATGGATGCAATTTCGCCATAGCTTAGACCCTCGTCCTTCATCCGCACCAACTCCGCCCCCCTATCTGGTGTAGGGGTATGTGCGGTGAGAGCCTGCATACTAGTGGTTGAGTCTCTCAAGCTCTGGAGCTGTTGCCTCAAGAGCTTTGCTTCGTCTGCCGCATTATGCCAATGCTCACGCAGATGATTATTTTCGGTGATGGCTTCGTTCAGCTGTCGCTGGACTTCATCCGCCTCCCGTTGGGTCGCCTGAAGGTTGGTAATCTCTAGTTGCATTTTTTTGTTTTCAGCTCGTAAGGCAGCGGCTTTGTCTAATGCCTTGCCCAGCTTTGCAGAGCCGTGGAGGTACGCCAGGTGGTATACCGCACGGTAGGTATCGTTAAGCTGAGCCTCTGATACCTCTACGTTTGCCGTTTGGTGGAGTAGAGCACGAACCTCAGCGCAGCCATGCTCGCTCCAGGCATCGGAGGCAGCGTAGTCCCCGCCATGCGCAAGATGAGCAATTACCTTATCCACATCAGCCGACTGCCGCACCAGCTCCGCCGCCCGCCAGCCAGCTGCCCTGGAGGATGCAACCAACAAGATGCCCGATGCAATCAGTATCAAACTAATGCGGCTCAACACCTCAATGGGAGCCTGCACAGCAATCAAGAGCAGGATTTCGGCGGTTGCACAGCAAATCCGAAACTTGCCAGAAAACATATCCAGGAGCCGGAAGGGATTACATATCAGCCACAAAATCGTTGTGGCGAAAATCAAATCGACGTATATCCATATCGTCCCCTGCCCTCCGGTACCCACCACGACCAATCCAACGATTGGCAGCAATGGCAGCCAGTCCCGCCAGTGCGAGAGGGCAATCAAGTAGATATCTGCAAGTGCGTGCTCCATGTTATCTGCCTCCTCTGTTTTTACGGGACGGCTCAAAGGGGTTTTCGCCCTCTGTGGGGAGTTCGATAAGTTCCTGCTTGGGCTGATATTCTGGGGGTCCTGGGGGGACTTCGCCTACAAGTACAGGCTGCTCAAACTTTTGTTTGTTGCCCCAAAACCACAAGTACAGGAGCTTATTTCTCCCGCCATTTTTGTTTTTGGCGATGTTCAGCCGTCGGAGGTAGGCACCTTTTGGGAGCGTCAACCCTGCGCTCCGCTCCTTCGGTGTCAGCTCCGCTGCCGACAGGAGGAAGATAACGTCTGCGTCATGCTCCAGCTGACCGGAGTCACGCAGGTTATCCAGCGTCGGCGATGTCCGCCCGCTGCCGTCTTTGGTGCGGTTAAACTGGGACAACGCAAACACCGTCACGCCCAGTTGCTGGGCGAGGTTGTGCAGTCCCTTAGAGATATCGGAGATAATCCGGTATTGTCCCTCCCTGGGGTTATCAGGGGAGACAATCTGGAGATAGTCAACAAAGATAACCTCCAGCTTGTCCCGTTGTGTCCGATGCCGGATGTCGGCAACAGAGTATCCGCTCGCCTGGATGCGCTCCAACGTGCAGTTAGAGGTCTGGGACATCGCTGCAACCACGGCGTTTATCTGTGTTTGGGTCAATTTATTATTTAAAATATCACCAAAGTCCACGCCGCTGACGTTTGAGGCTATCCTCTGCATCAACGTGTCGTTGTCAGTTTCCAGGGAAAAGAACCCGACACGCTTTGATTTGCTTATTTCCAACGCCATTTGGAGGGCAAGAGCCGTCTTGCCGTCACTGGAGTAACCACCCAGGATGACAAAATTACCAGGCCGAATGTGGACAGCTTTATCAAGCTTGCTCAATCCAGTTTGCAAGTAGTCCGGCTCTTCACCGGACTCAATCCGATTGAACAGCTTCATCCAGCCATCCAGCAGATTTTCCCCGTCCTTGCGGGGAATCGCCGCCAATGTTGCCGACAACTTGTCCGCCAGCACTGGCACGCCGTCCTCTGTGGGGCTCGCCAGAATCTCACTGGCAAACTGGTGGACTTTCCGCATCCGGCTGCGCTCCTGCACAATCCGCAGGTATGCGTCCACGTTCGCAGACGTGGGAGTGATGTCAACGATTTGCAGGATATACTGTCGCCGCTGACTGTCAACGTCTGGGTCAGCAGACGGACACGTTGTCCGCATGGCGGCAAGCAACGTGACTGCATCTATGCGCTGACCAGCCGAAAACATATCGGCGATGCACAGCACCCACGGCTTGTTCTGGGGGCTGAAGTCGTCTGGCCCTACCGCAGTCAAAACCTTGGCTACACAGCTAGGGTCGATGAGTACTGCCCCCAAGACTGACTGCTCGGCAACCAAATCAAAATTTTTCGTCATAGGATTTCCACCTCACTTTCTGCGGAGGACGGCGGATTAGGGGCAGGATTACTCTCCTCGTCCTCCCAACGCATCCCGTTTATCCACGTTGCAGGATACGGGATGTACTGTCCACCTTCCTTCGTCCATTCGGCACTTTCTTTCGCCCTGGCGAGGGCTGCCATGATGTCCCCAAAAAGGCTCACGGTAACACCCGCCCGCCGCCAAGCACGGACAGCGTTCTGCTTTGCCTTTTTCTTTGGGTACGCAGCCCAAAACATTTGGAACAACTTGTCTTGCTCCTCTGCCCCCTTGGGGGGTAGGGGGGTATTAGGAAAGCTTGTAATATTATATACGTGACTTTTTCGTGGACAGCCTAGTGACTTTTTTGCGGATACCTGTCTATTTTTTTGTGGACAGGTGTCAGCACTTTTTTCGCTGATTTCTGGCTCGGACTCAGGTAGCGGCACATCGACATTTGGCTCGGGCGCAGACGCATCAGCTATCCATATCCGCCGTTGGATAACTGCTTTGCTCTCGTCTCTCAGCACCTCCGTTCGGATGTACTCCAGAGCTTCCAGGTGAGATATCCACCGGCTGACCGTCTTTCGGTCAACCTCATAGAGGGTAGCAAAGTACGAGTTCTCCGCCCAACAGTAGCCCCTCTTATTTGTCATGGCTGTCAGTTCAGCAAATAAAATTTTTTCCATTGGTTTGAGCCGATTGTCGTACCTGACGTTCGCCGGCAGTATAGCATAGTAATTCGCACTCACATTGCACCTCCCATCTCCGGTAAATATCTCAGGCACTGTGCAAGCTGGATAATCTCTGCCAGCTCATCCAAAATCTGCTCAAATGCCTCCTGTTCTGTTTCGTCCACCACGCCGTCCTCGGCGATGGTGAGTAGCTGTCGGTCACGATGTTTGTCTGCAAATCGGTAGATGCGATTGACCAGCTGCATTGCTGTCAACGGCAGCGGCTTGCAGTCAGCCGGGATAATCGCCCCCATGCCAGCAGCCTGCGCACAGGCATTGACGTATTGCAACGCCAGCATTGGCTTGTGATACAAGTCCGCCATCCGTCCAATCGTGGCGGGGTCAACGCTGGTTATCCCATGCTCCATTGACTTGAGCTGCCGGACAGACAAAAATAGCTTCGGGGCGGCGGCCTCCTGACTGATACCGGCCTCTTTTCGTGCCAGGCGAATCACCTGGCAGACTGTCTCTGTCATTGCTTTTGCGCCTCCTTTGCCGTAGCATTAAGACACCAGTTAATACATATCCGGTCTCTTGGCGGGCGGAGCCGGAAGCACTCACAGAACTGATAGCATCCCCGTGGAGCTGTCATCGTAAACCGAACAACCGCAAATCTCCGGTGTGTGGGGATTTGGATTATCTCTCCTGTAAGTACTTCGTCGAGCACCATCGGGACAAGCTGGAGCTTGTCCCCGACCTCTACGCTCTGGGGCAGTTGTTTGCTTTCCATTTTAGTTCTCTCCTTTGCTAGGGACTCACGTCTGGGCGGCATAACAAATTGTTGTTAATCCGCTATATATCGCACAATTTTCCTGTGGCGGTACTTAGGGACGGGTACCACATACTTGGATTGCTCCTCATATGCGGCTAAATCGTCAAGCGCAATGCGCCATGTACGGCCAAATTTGCGGCCGACCAGCTTACCTTGACGTAGCTGGTCAAGGACAAACGTCTTTGACATGCGCAATCTGGCAGCGGCATCGCTTACAGTGATATAGCCAGACGGATTATTGGTTCTGATGTCCATGTTAATCCTCCTTGTTGGTATTTGAGACTTCCCAGCCAAAAAGGGCATCTATGCTACAATTCAACGCATTAGCAATTTTAGGGATTAACAGTGCCCTTGGCAAGGATTCGCCTGTCTCCCACTTGGCAACAGATTGTTGCGAAACGCCTAATCGTTTTGCAAGGTCACATTGTGATAACCCAGCTTGTTCTCGATTTGATTTAATAAGCATTTGTACCTCCTTATAGCTCTCGCACCCCTCCAGGCGACACCTGTTGGTTGTTAAAGATAACATACCACACTTATTGGTTGTTGTCAAGGATAAAATTATTGACGGTGACAACCTTGGGTTGTATTATCGCTTTAGTTATATTTACTTGCAAAGGAGTGGTAATCTTGTTCGCCGACCGAATCAAAGAGCTTCGCACCAAAACTAATATGTCACAGCGGGCACTTGCAGATGTTTTGTTTATTTCGCAGCAATCAGTGGGCAAATGGGAAAGCGGGCTGAGTACGCCGACCCCCGATATGATTGTGAAAGTTGCAAATTACTTCAGTGTATCAACAGATTATCTTTTAGGCGTTACAGATGTTCCATCGAGCAATCCGGTAAATATGTTGCATTCAGACCCTAAAATTAGCAGAATCAATGAAATGCTAAACAGTTTGGATTCCACTGGCTTGCAACGTGTTGTTGATTATGCTGAGGATTTAGTTGCATCACAACGATATAACAAAAATGACTCTGCCTGCACTCCAGAAGCCATGTAATCCGTCCTGATTCCAGCTTTTGGGCAAAGCCGCTCAAAGATTGATACTAAAGGAGACCAAAAATGAAACTAAATGATTTTTTATTGATGCTACAGACAGCTTCCGTCCTTTCCACTGTCCTGCTTGGATTGTTAGTGCTGTTGGCGGCACTGCTGGTGTTTGCTTTGGTGCGCCTCCTCTTTTTTGGGCGGAAGGAGAGGGGTGGC